GGCCACCAACCGACCGCGACTAAAATCTCTGCTAGTTGGCGGCGGTAGGTGCCGCGTCCGTAGGGTTTGGGTCTGTCTCGTCCAGTACCGGCAGAATGTCGATGTCAGGGTTTTTGCTAAGCCATTCACGCCAGTTGTCACCAACTTGCTCACCTTTAATTTTCAAGATCGTGTGCATCCAACAGGCGTAATCCGAATACAACGGGTTTGCGGAGAGCTGTTGAATGTTGCGGCGCTCGAGTCGTTCCCATTCCGTCACTACAAACAGGTTTGTGTAGTAATACTCGGGTGCGCTGTCGGGCGTGCGCTTTAACTGCAACTTGATCTTCATTGTTTCTCCTATGTCGGCTTGGAGCCGTGATTACGGGTTAGTGGTATCCAATGTCAGCGCGCCACCCATGAATGTGATGTCATAAGTTGACAACTCACCCAAAGACGCGTTGATGACTGGCAATGATTCAAGGTAGCAATCGGTCAAAATAAATCTTGGGTTGGTTGCTGAATCGGCAGCCGATGTTGGCTTAAGTGTGACAATCGTTTTTGTGCCGATAAGTGGGAAAAGCGTTGCGTAAGTTTCTGTGGCGGCAAAACTGGCATACATCGTCAAGGTCACTTCGTTGTTGACAAGACCTGCGGTGTAGGTGCGCGAGTTTGTGCCGAACGCGGTGTCTTCAAGCGCTTCAACCAAATAGGTCAATGTTGCTGCGCTGCACATGTCGGTCAAATCAACGCCGCCGATAGTGAGGACTGGGTTCGAGAGGTAAGTGCTACTGGCCATAAATGCTCCTTAGGTTATGTTCTGATAGTAGATGATTTGTGTTGCTTAGTTGTGGATTACGAAGTCTGGGCTTGGATAGCGCAATCAAGGTCATAGCACGGATACAACGCGCCACCAATCTCAAGGCTTGACGGACGGCCACCCATAACGATGATCTTTGACCCAAGTACGGTTGCAACAATGCTAAGAATCTGACGCAATACCGGCAGACCTGCTGGGCCCGAGCCGATCACCTTGACTGGGAACTCGAGGCGCACCACGTTGCCGTTGCCTGCAATAGTTGTAAAGTTTGGTGCATCCAAATACACGCAATTAGGTGCAAGTTTGGTTGGGTCGTTTACAACGCGCAGACCAGAGACCGCGGTCAGCGTTGCGGTGACGTCATCAATCGCTTCGTTGAACAGGTCGGTGTAAGACATTAGGCAACCGCTGGACGGGGGATGCCAAGCAGCTGCTTGACGATCGGGGTCAGGCTTTGCTGTGGTGCTGAACCCATGCCGTCAAACGTGGCGTACGTTGCCTCTATTGAGCCCCTAGAACGCCACAAAGCGGCGCAATACATCAAAGTGCCTAATGTTGCGTCACCGCCTGGCGAGGTCGTTAGGGAGTCTATATAGCCCGATTCCTGACGCCTGCGATAACAGAACTGGTTACCTGCTGACACCGATTGCGTGAGCAATGTGAAGTCGTCCGATGGGTTTGGAATGTTTATTCCCAAGTATGTTGCGACTTGGCTGGTTGATACCCACGTGCACACAGGGTCGTAGGACACGGTTCCAGACGCTGCGGTGCGCTCAACATTGTCGGCAACTTTAACATAGAGCACCTGATCGGCAATTGGCATCTGATAGTCGTAGAGCAGATCGCCTTCGGTATCAACGCCAATAAACAAATATTGTGGCAATGCGCGCACAGAGTAAGTGCCGTTAAATGTGGCGTCAACGCCTGCGACCGTGATTGACTGGCCGACTGCAATCTCGCTGGGGGTCAGGAGTTGCAGTACGGCGAAGTCATCAATCAGATACTTGTTGGTAACTGTGTATGTAGCCATGAGCGGTTATTCCGCTCTCGACTAAGCGATTGCGATTGACTTAACCTGATCGCCGTCTGCGATAAAGGTTGAGACGTAACCGTAGTAGGAGAATGTGCGACCCAAGGTTGCAGGTACTTCTACCGACATGATTCCACGCACTTGCTCGTAGAACTCAATTGCAGCGCCTCGAGCAACGACCATCGTGTTTTCGCTAAACGCACGATCCACAACTAGGTTCAATCCCAATGGGTTAAACGTGTTCATTTGTGTCACGTTTGCTGTGCCCAATCCGTTAACGCCCATCAATCCAGCAGCGCCGGCATACGGGAAAATAGGTCGCTTGTCTGCGTCCAACTGGCTGCCCAGTTTTTTCCAGACATCGGAACTGACGAAAATGTGGTCAGGCAGGAAGTTGGTTGCTTGCAGGATGTCGGTTGCTGCATCGTAAAGCGCTGCGATCAAACTGGTTGGATCGTTTGCGGTTACTGTCCAAGTTGAACCTGATGCTGTGTCGCCAGCAAGAATTGCGTTACATGCGACTGCATCCGATTGAATCATGTACTGGCCTGCGAGGTCTCGCAAAATGATTTCCATTGCCGCAGGTGAAGTGAAGTCGATGTCTTGTACCGACAAAGTGACCTGACCTGCAAGTGTGGTTTTGCTAACAACGTTTGATGCGATTACTGGGGTAGTTGCTGACACTCCTGAAAGTTCAGGTGACTGTGAACCTACCGACGTGTGGGTCGTCCAAGTTGGGCGGATCCATGTCTTTGATTGTCCGCCGTCTGGCATCGCGCGAGCGCCTACTGCCGTTACTACTGGACGGATGTAGTTCAAGTCCTCAAATACTGGCCCAAGGACTGGTACTGGCAAAAGACCAGGTGTATCGGTTGTGAGCACATCGCCTGCAGCTGCTTGAAGTGCTGATTGCTTTGACAATGCGAACTCGCGTGCGGCTGCTGCAACGTTGCGGAATGTTTCTCCGCCGATGTGCATTGCTGCGAGGTATTCGCCTGGTGTTGGCAAATCAAACTTGCGCTTAGCCTGTGCGTAAATTGGTGCAGTAGGGATGGTTGCCTCGACTGCGGTTTCGTTGATTTCGGACATTTCTGGTTTCTCCTCTACTGGGGTTACTTCTTCATTTAACACTACTTCTTCGGGCTCTTGGTGGATACTCGCTGCGACTTTGGTGATGTTTGCTGCATCGCCGAAAGCGCCGATCGGAACTAGGGATAATTCCATCCAGTCGGCTGATTCGATGATCATTGTGCCTTCTTCGTCATACGAGAACTTGGTTGGGTTTACGCCGACCGATACTTGGTCAATGGTGCCGTCTAAGGCCATAACCAACGCGTCATTGCCTAGGGTCGTTGCGCTGATCTTGGCAGTAAACAGCATCGCGTCATCGGTTGACACTCTTTCCAGCACGATGCCGACTGGCATATCGGCTTGGTGATACATGAACAGGCGTGGCGCTTTGCCTTCAACCGGCAATGAGCCAGGACGGAAAATCACAGCTGTACCGTCTGAAACTACTGCCGGCACGTTGTACGGAACAGCGGTTCCCGAAATGGTGCGGCGTGGGGCATCACCCTTTGCGGCGTCAATTGTAAAATCTCCTGCAATTAACTTGATCATCGTGCTAACTCCTCTTGTGTGTTTTCTCTTACGACTTCTTCACGGTCGTCCATTTGATCGGCCATAAAGTTTTCTTCTAGGTATTCTTTAGCGTCAAACTCAACATAAGTTCCGCGCGGTAGAACGTTGTCCATTGACAGCGCACCAGCGATTGCATCGGCATACAGTTTCACACCAAACAAATACAAGTCTGCGCGCGCTTGCTGTGATGACTGGTAACTGTACGCGCCCGTAGCGACTCCGACAAGATATGGGGGTGTATTGGCGAGCCTGGACATCTCAAGACTTTGGTACTGACTTGCCTCAATTAGCAACATCTTGTCTGGGGTGCTGTTTGTTTCCGTGTATGTCAAATACTCGTTAAGCGCTGCGGTCTGATTGGTTGCTCGAGCGGCGTTAAACGCGCTAGCCAAATCAGCCAACTCTTGCGCGCTCAATGGTTCGCCACCAGTTTGCTTAAGCACGCCAGCAGGAATACTTGATGATGCGTTGCGATTGCGCGCTGCTTCAAGTTTAAGCGCGGTTTCTATCGCGCCAGGCGCCGAGTAAATAATGCCTTGTGCGGGTGACAAGAATTGCACAAGGTTTGCTGGGTCAAGCATGCCACCGTTAAAATAAACTTCTTTGGACGGGGCAAACCACACAGGGCCAACCATGTCGGTCGTGGTAATTGATCCTGCTGGTAGTCGGGTAAACGTGGCAGGGTAGCCGTCAGCGGTGCGCGATGTGATGTACCAAAACGCTCTGCCAAACATCATGAGGTCATCAAGTGTCCAACTAAAGAGAAATTGCGCGGACACGGTTGGGTCTGGTCGGCGCATCCATGAACGTGGCGCAATGTAGATCTTTTCCATTTCTTCGCCGTTCCAAAACTCGTTGTATGAGCGCAACGGCATTGAGCCAATAACAGATGCCATCAAATCTCGAGCGCGGTTAATTGTTGGAACGCTGATTGCGCGATTGCGCGCTTCGCCTTCTTGGTAACTGTAATACTGGCCGATCATACTTACGCCAGCAGCGTTACTTGTGTAACCGCCAGCGACCGCAGCTGCCACGCTAGGCGCTGGGCTTATTGCTGCTTTTCGGGTTTTGTTAAAGATCGCCATGTTCCTACTTTGTCATATAAGTGGCAACCGCGCATGACTTATCCGATTCCGACAAAAGGCAAGGTGCGCGGTCGCCGCGTTTATCTTAGTTATTTACCGCGACAAGCATGGGCTTTCCGCTGTTGACTGGACGGGCACACATGCCAATTCCCCAGACCATTGTGCGCGCTAACTCAATCGGGCCAGGTGATCGCTTGCTTGATAGCACGATCGTGTTGTCGGTGCGAACGGCAACAGCGCGTTGGACATGTTCGGCAAGCAGTTTTTCGCCTGTGTGTAACAGTCGCGCTTCGGCGATCATGTTTTTGGCAAGCGGTGTAAAGCGTCCTAGTTCCGCATAACCGACCACGACCCTGCGGCGCTCGATGTTCGGTGGGCATGTGGCGTCCACGGTCGGCGACAGGGCAAACCTGATCGTGGGGTCTTTGGCAAGTTCCTGTACGTTCTCCCACAGCTCTGTAATTGACTCGGCAATGAATGCCACGGTGACAAGCACCCGACCGTCTGACAGGTTGACGCATCTGGTCGCGCTGTATCGGGAGTCGTCCAGCGAAGATTCGATCGCCACAACTCCACCGCTTGGCACGTCACCTGTGTATTCCAATGAGGGCCAACGCCCTGGCTCAATCCATCCGCGCACAACGCTGACCCAAAGGTTAAGACTGGCCCGTAAGAAACTTGCGCGATCGGGGTTTGTTGATTCTTGCCTAATTGTGTCCATGTCCAACGTGTGGCCAAGTGCAGGATTACCCCACGCCCATGACGATGGGTGCAACGGGTCAAGGCTTGGGTCGGGAGACCATTCCGCCATATACATCGTTGACGGCTCACCCTTGTCAATGGCTCGAATGCCAGCCTCACGCCAACGCTGAAACAACACC